CTGATACATTAGCAGGAGCAAATACTCAGGGTACAATAATCAATAATGTAACAAATAATAATGTTTCTGCTCCTCAAGGACAGGCATCTGATGATTCTGGTTCTAGTAGTGGAGGATTCTCAGATGGTGGTCTTGATTTTGTAAGAATAAGATATCTTAGTGGATTAATGTAATGGCAGACGAAGCACAATCTTCACGTTCATCAAAAATTAAGAGTTGTACTATTACTAGCAATGCTGGTAAAGAAAAAGATATAACACAATTAATCATAGGTTTTAGGCATATGGAGAGTTTGTTGTCTCCTTTTATGACTGGAAAATTATTAGTGAGTGACTCTGCTGAATTTTTAAATACTCTCCCAGTAGAGGGTGGCGAAGATGTTCTTATTGAAGCAACAACTCCTGTAGAAGAAAAAACCTATATCACATACAAATATAAAGTTTGGAGAATTAGCAATAGAACTGAAGTTGGTAATAAAAGAGCATATACTTTAGATCTAGTATCTGCAGAAGCATTGGTAAATGAAACTACAAGAGTTAAACAAAAATTTGCCAATTCTATAGACAACATAGTTTCAGAATTACTATCATCATCATACCTAAATGCTACTCCTGCAAAACAATTTTTTAAAGAACCATGTCTATTTGAATTAGCTTATATTGGACAATTACAAAGACCATTTGATATCATATGTCAATTAGCAAATAGAGCAATATCAACAAATTCTCCATTACCAACACCAAAAACTAAAGAAAACAAAAGTAAATCTACTGAAAAAAGTGAAGGTGGAACAACACAACAATCAATAAAAGGAACTGCTGGATTTTTCTTTTGGGAAAATTATAGAGGATACAACTTCTTTTCTGTTGATGCTCTTTGTGATTTTAAGTTTGGTAAAGATGGTGAAGTTTTGCCAGGTCCTTTTAATTTAGATGATTATCCACCATTCATTCAAGGTCCTTATGTAGATCAAATTGGTAATAGAGATGATACCGATGATAGATTTTTAACGACTGAAGTGATTTACAAAGATGAAGTTGATACAATGACATCTTTGAGAGAAGGTAAGTATGCAGCAACTATGATATTTTTTAATCATAGCACAGGTCAATATGAAGAATTTGGTTATAAGATTACTGATACTTATAATTCTATGGCACATTTAGGAAATCAAAGTAAAGTATCAGATTTAAGTGCTGGTCAAAAAGATATGGTTAAAACTCCTACTAGAATTATGTCAATGGTATTAGATCATGAAGCATGGTATAATGATCCTGGCATTGCTAATCCAGAAGATGATTTAGCAGAAAACCCAAGTCTTTTTGCTGATCAACATAAACATTATGCTGCACAAACAGTTGCCAGAAAAACTTTATTGAAAAACCAAAGATTAACATTGGTAATACCACCTAATAATAAAATTGCTGCTGGTGATAAAATAGAGGTTATCTTGCAAAAAAGAGCATCACAGGAGCAGAAAAAAGAAGGTGCGATAGACGAAGAAAATAGTGGTGTTTATTTGGTGTGTGACGTAGAACATATATGGTCAAAAACTGACGGAGTTGACGGAAATGGAGAAACTACGCTACAATTGTTTAGAGACTCTTATGGAATGAAAGACAAATTCGTCAAAAGAGGACAATAAATAATAATGTACATACTGTACATGGAGGCAAAAACATGAAAACAATTGAAGATCACATTGAACACGACAAGGAGATTCTTGCCGATCCAAATACTTCTGAACCAATGAAAAGACACACATTGGAAGAGTTGCATGAACTTGAAGTTTATGCTGATCATCATCATGATGAGATAGAAGCAGGAGATCACCATGATCCAAATGCTTTGGAATTGTTTTGCGAAATGCATCCTGATGAACCAGAGTGTCTAGTATATGACGATTAAGTAATGGATGATTCATTATCACGCATATTTCCTTCAAATAGAATAGGACACGATGGGTTCTATTGGTGGATCGGTCAAATTGAAGGAGATGCCAATTCTGAGGAGAATAACAAAGGTGGATATCGGTATAAAGTAGCAATCATTGGTGAACACACCAAAGAAAAAGCAGACTTAGATACCGATGAATTGCCATGGGCAAACGTGATGATGCCAGTAACCACACCCTTCACACCTGGTGCTATTGGGGGAAGTTGCCCTCAATTAGTCAAGGGGTGTTGGGTGATTGGTTTTTATATGGATGGTGACAAACAGAAACCTATTATTATGGGTTCTATTGGTCAAACGCCAGGTGCTACATCAACAATCAATAATGCAACTCCTGATGGTACTGATAGATTTTTAACTGCAATTCAAACAGGAAATCTTGCACCAATAGTAGAGGTTGATGGTGTAGAAGGAGGTATTGATAATAAACAAAGACAGGTTGTAATAAGTAACAACACAAAAGATGGTGATGGAAATCTAAGAGTAGATCTAGGAACAAGAAAATTTGCAGATCTTGAAAGAGAAGAATGGTGTCAACAAGTTGGTGAACTTTGTGAAAAGGATGACCTTAAAAGCAACTTCAATTATATACTAGGATCATTTTTACGAGATGTTCAACGTAGTAATGGAAATGTTGGAACATATTATGTAAGTAAAATAACTGGTTCTGTTAATGATACTGTTAATGTAGGAAGAAGATATGTAAACAAAGCTATTGCTGTTCTACAAAAATTTATAGCAAAAATAAAAGGATATCTTGTATCTCTAATACAGAAAGCAGTAAACAAACTAGTAAAAGCACTACTAAGTCCTGATCCAATAGGTAATGGATTAACTAAATTTCAAAAATGGGCAGATAGAATACTAGACAACTTAGGTTGTACAATGGCAGATCTTCTTGAAAGATTAACAGAGTGGTTAACAAATGTATTGATGAGTTACATTTCTCAACTATATCGTGCTGCCATCTGTCAGGTAGATGAGTTAGTAAACGGAATCATTTCAAAAATACAGCAGTTACTTAATCAACTCCTTAATGATATTCTAGGTCCTCTACAAGATATCCTAGGTGCTATTGCTGAACCATTTAACATGATTGGAAAAGCAATAAACTATATTTTAAATCTTCTTGGTATTTCATGCACAGGTCCTGATAAAGAATGTGCAACTTACAAGAAACTCTGCACAGATGGTGATAAGCAAAAAGATGAAGATGATTTCTTAGATAGGTTATTAGATAAACTAGATAATTTATTCCCTGATACTCCTTCCGATTATACACAATATGTTTGTGATGAAGCATATACTGGTAATCCATTAACAGTAACCACCATTGGATTTACAGGAGGAATTCCTTTACCTGGTACAGGCACAAGTGAAAATAAGATAATCTACAATATAGAGGACATAGAAGTCAAAGAAGGAGATTTAGCAACATTTACAGTTACTAGATCTGGTAACGTAGACCAAGCATCATCTGTTAATTTTAAAACACTTAAAAACCAAGGAAGTGCTACTGCTGGAACAGATTATCTTGATACAGAAGGATTATTAGGATTTGCTACAGGAGAGACATCAAAAACAATAGAAGTTCAAACTTTAGTTGATTTTGAATCAGATAGTAATGAGATATTCTTTATCAAATTAACTAATAACACTCCAGCAGATAGTATTCCGATTAAGTTCATAAAGAATATTGCTAGATGCACTATTATTGAGACAGATCTAAAAGAACCACATGATCCTTATAAACCAGAACCAACTGATCCATTTAAACCAATTGACATAACTTTACCAGAAGATTTTAGTGATCCAGAAGACGATACTTCATCAACAGGAACATCTACATTACCATCATTTGCTGTTACAGCAAATAGATCAACATGCCCAGAGGATGAGTTTATAATTTACACCGTATCAACTGAAAATGTTGAAAACGGATCTATATTCTACTATACTTTATCTGGTATTGGTATTACAGCATCTGATATCGTAGGTAATTCATTAACTGGTGCTTTTGTTATTAATGACAACACAGCAAAAATTACAGTTGGAATAGAGGAGGATGGTGTAGTAGAGGATGAAGAAACTCTAACATTCTCTATCAATACAACAGATGCATCTGTGGATGTTTTAATTATTGCAAAAGATGGTAGTGATATAGGTGACATAGGTATAGGAGAGGGCACAGAGACAGTATACGAAGATTTTAAAGTTCCAATAGTAAATACAGGAGATATTATTACAGATGATAGTGGTGGTATTATTGATATACCAGTAGCAAATCCTGGCGATGCATGGGCAGAAGCTCCATATGTTTTTATTGGTGGACAAGGATCTGGAGCAACAGCAATTCCTTTATTAGATGAAAATGGTTTCTTAACAGAAATTAGAATGCAATCTAGTGGATTTGGATATAAGAAAAACCTAGCAAAAGATAATGGTGTTAGATGTATAATTGACTCATTTACTATTTTAAAAACTGGTTCTAATTACTCATCAGTTCCTGATGTATATGTCAATGGTAAGTTAGGTGTTGCTGAAGCAATTATTAATGATGATGGATTTGTGATTGGTGCTCGCATACTAGATAGAGAGACTACATTTGAAGAACTTCCCTCAGTTGATATTATAGGTGGGGGTGGTTATGGTGCTAGAGTTCTAGCATCACTAGCATGTCTAGATACAGATGCACTCGCAAATATTGGATCTACCAAGATTGGAACTGGTCGTTACGTTGATTGCCCATAATGTCACATTATCCCGCTGCCAAAACTTATCCTAAAGAGGTTTTTAAAAATCCTGGCGATGAGACGCAAGAACTCTCTAAAGAACCGAAGTTTTGTACCCTGATAAAGGATGTACATACTAGAAGTGAAATATATAGCAGAATGTTTCCAGATAGTAGCACTTCTGCACTTTGTTTTGACGGTCCTGCAACAGGAACCAGTAGTCCTCACATAGTTTTGAATAGTCTTGGTCAGGTAAAAGTTGTAACAGGAGAAAAGACAGATGGGTCAGCAACTTCTGGAATGTTACAAGTCCATACCATGGGACAGTTTCAAAAACATAATGAAAGAAGTCAGATAGAATATAATTGTGGACAAGATGAAGATAAGTTCGCACTTAATATCAAGGCATATGGTAAAGTATTAGAGGAGACAGTAGGATATCAAAGAACAATAAAAGCAACAAAAATAGTCATAGAGGCAGACGATCTTGTTTTAATAAAAGGACAACAGATTAATATAGAATCAGGTGGTAAAATGATTCTTGCAGGAACTCAAATTAAGACTGTACAGGTTAACAGAGAAGATACTATTTTTGGTCAAAAAATGACAAGAGGTGCAGGAGAAGATACAAAAATGACTTTTGATCCTCGTGCAACTGTAAACGTAGTATCGCCAGGTCACATACAGAACAGAGTTCTTGGTGATATAAAAATAGAATGTCTTGGTTGTGTAGACATGCATGCTTTAGGAGGAACAAATCCTAGACCAGTAATAAAAAACAGATCAGTTGGATTTGCCATAAGCACAAAAACAAATATGGAGTTAGGAGGAACAGTAAGCACACTGGTTGCTGGTACTAATTTAGATCTTCAAGGAACTGCTGGCGTCACTATGGAATCTAAACAAGGATTTGTTGATATTGTAGGTCAGGATGCTGGAATTATGGCAAGAGCAGGAGAAGCATATATTGAGGGTAAAACTGCAGTAGTTCAAGGTACAACATCAGTAGAGGTTCAGACTAGCGGTGGTGCAAACATAAAACTTGAAGGTGCGTTAATATACTTAAATTAGTTTTCCTTATATCACACATAAGATTTACTGTGTTAAGGTTCGGTAAAAAACTTGACAAATTTAGATTAAGTAGTATAATATACCATATGAATAACCGAATGACTCAATTACTCTCGCTAGGTTGTTTATTATTCTATAGAAATAAATTAAATGTTTA